TGGCTATGCTGGCAATGGAAAGTATGTAGGTATGGAAGATAAACTTTCGACACAACTTACTCAACAACTAGACAAATGGAACTCACGTCTTAAGACAGGAACTAAATGATGGATATATGTCGAGACTGTGGGTGGGAAATAAAAAATCCTAGACTAGATAACTATTATAATCAGGAACCAATATGTGATGACTGTAATAGAGATAGAATAATCAAACAAAACAAGGAGCAGGGGATAAAAGTATGAGAAGTCCGCAATGGAAAGTGTATGACGCAAAGAATAAATATGTGGCTAGCACTAAAGACACAGAGGGCGCAAGTCTTTTGATGAGCCTTTACGGTGTAGGCGCAACGATTAGATACGACCATAGACAAATCGTATGGACGGAAGGGGTAGACGGAGTAGCCCATCTATCCTATGATGACACAACTAAAGTAATAACTGAGCGACTATACGGTGGCTTACTACTTAAGACAGGAGGAAAGTAAATGAGTAAGTGGAGTGTGTGGGTAGGAGGAGGAGAGGTTAATAGTAATTACCTAACCGAGAAAGAGGCTATCAACCTTGTTAAAGAGTGGATAGTAGATGAAGGTTATACCGATACGATAATGGAGGAAGTTAAATGAGTGATGAAGAGACACAAGAAACAAATCTATTGCAAAGTCTTGTTGCTTTAGCACAACAGATTGTTGACATAGACCTAGGTAAGACAGATGAACAGTTGCAGTATGAAGTGCTGGCAACTGACAACTTCCTTGACAATCAGGCAGAGTTAAGTCTTAAGTCATAATGGGCTGGGAGTATAGAGAGCCGACCTATTCAACTGGGTCTATCTCGACTGACTGTGGTAGTTGTGATACGTTATACGAAGGCGATGCTGAGTATGGAGAAGGTGTCGCTTGTTGGAAATGTCCTAAGTGTAAACACGATAATGAAACGGAGACAGGGGAATGAAAAGATTTACAATAATTAATAACATAAAAGGAAGTAGGGTAGTAGATGTATATATTCCAAACGATGTGGAATTACCAACCAACTGGAATAGTATGGAAGTTGAAAAGCAAGATGAGTTCCTATACAAATGGCAATTGCGTTCTGTCTTAAGAACGGAGGATATAGATTACGGTAAAGCCATAGAGATATGGCAAACCAACGAAGATGAACTTGTTAAATGAGTATAGTCGCTGAAGTATTAATGCCACCTGAGTGGACAAAGAAAGCCTTATGTGCGGAGGTAGACCCTAATATATTCTTTCCTGAAATAGGAGATGATGTATCAAAGGTTAAAAAAATATGCAAAGCCTGTGATGTTAGAGAAGAATGTTTAAAGTATTCATTAGACAATGACGAAAGGTTTGGTATATGGGGCGGACTATCGGAAATAAACAGACGCAAGTTAAGGGCAGAAAGAAGACTAGGCTAAAGTTTAGGGTGGTATTTCTAGCCTTATTAGTTATTACCCTAACCCTGTTCTCAATTAATAGGTTAGGCACACCCTTTAAATCCCCTGTTCCAATACAGACTAAGGCTACAATGGAGCAGAAGAAGGCTAACAAAGCGTTGGCTAAGAGGATTGCTTGGGCTGGGTATGGTTGGAAGGATAAGGAGTGGGCGTGCCTTGATAAAATTTTTATTAAAGAAGCAAAGTATGACCATTTGGCAAAGAACAAAGCAGGTTCAAGTGCATTTGGAATTGGACAAATACTTAAGGAAACTAGCACAGACCCTATGTTTCAAATCCTTCACACTTATAAATATATTCAACACAGATACAAAACTCCGTGCTCTGCAAAAAGGTGGCACAGCCGACACAATTGGTATTAGTGTTTGACTTAAGGGGTGAGCCAACCCTTGTTTGTATATGTGGTTCAAAGATGTGGAACTTAAAAGTAATGTGGGATACAGAGACAAGGCAAGTGGGAATGTATTTGTTAGACCAAGTATGCACTGAGTGTGGTGCTATGGCTACTGCACCAACAGAGATAGATGGGTGTGATTAATGCCAACGTATGAATATAGATGTAATAATTGTAAGGCACTTTATGTCTTAAGTAGGAATGTAGATGAAAGAGATGACAGAGTTGAGTGCGTATGTGGGAGTGAAGCGCAGAGAATTTATAATGTTCCAGCAATAAAATTTAATGGCACAGGATTTTACTCTACGGGTGGCTGACCCTCTGTTGCATCTGCTGTATCAGGTAAGTCTTCATCGCGATAAGGTTTGAACCCACCAATTTTATTAATCAATTTTCTTATAGTTCTTTTGTTTCTCATACGAGCAGTGTCTTCACTAGGTAATTTCATTTCATCTGCAATTGCTTGGAAGTCCATATTCTCAGAGTAGCGAAGGAACAATAACTTCCTATCTTCCTTACCTAGTTTCCAAAATCCAGCGTCAATCTCAACCATCATAGCCATAAGATTGCCACCTTCAGAGGGCGCAGAAGGACGAGCAGTGCCACCAAGATTTAGTTTATGTGCAAGATTAATCTCACCTCTTAAGACAGAAGGTAGTAAGGCTTCAATCATATCTGCTTGGTAAAAGAATAGGTCAGAGGTCTCATATCCACCTGTCTTTGCTTTCCAAGCCTGACAATAATCGAGTGCCTGATTGCGAAGTGAGCGATAGATTAAATTCTTTGCGTCCTTCTCACCTATTGCTTCCCAAGTATCTAACTTATTGGGGTGCTCAACAAACCATTGATATAGATTTTGTTTTATATCTTGTATATCAATCTTAAACTTAAGATGATACTCAGATGCAACAGCGTCTACTACGTAGTCCCAAGTTTTTATTCTATCCCATTCAATCACGTCAGTTTTATACCCAATTCCAGTGGAAGAAATGTAACTAATTTAGTTGTCTTTGATTTGTTTTGGAATTCAGTTGTAGCAGGTAACCACTTATCAACCCATTCTAAATCTTTAACTACTGAGTTAAGAGGGAAAGCCCACACACCAAGAGGTGTAGAGTTTATATACCAAGGTTGATAGCCTAGAGTTTCTGCGGTAACAACTAAGAAGTCAAACTTTTTTCTTTCTAACAACAGAGTATCGTAATGGGTAAGCCTAGACTTAAGTTCAATAAACATTTGGAATTCATTACTAACACAATCAAATCCATCATATTCATTAGAAGACTTTTCTAAATCAGAATAGTGTCCAACCTTTAGCCAATCAAATAACTCTTGTTCCTTCACTCAGTATCCCACTTATGTCTTAAGACTAACAAGGCTATGATTGAGTAGTTTGCCATATCCTTAAAGGAGTCTTCAAGCGATTCATATTGTGGCGTTGCGCCTTTGTCGACAAGGTTATTAATGCGAGCAAGTTTGTCGTGCATACGGACTCGTAATCCATTAAGAGGTCCACCTGGTGAGTCGGAGATATTCTTCGGACCGTAATCAAGATGTTTCTTGATGAGTAATTCTTTGAGTTCATCAAATGTTTCACTTACTGCTTTCTCAAAATCGGGGTTAATACTAAGGGCCATATTTTTTTACTCACCATTCTCTTTGTCGCCTTCAGTTAGTAATTGCTGAAGCGATTCGTCAAAGTTTTGTAATGAGGATTTAACTATCATATCCTCAATCAAAACGTCAATTAGGTCGTATCCATTCTCGGCTGCAAAAAGTGTAACATAGGTAGATTGTGCTATATGTCTTATTTGTTCCGTGTTGTCTGAATTGTCATAAATAAATCTTAGTAATGAACCAAGCATTAATCTATATCCATTAGGAAGAATTAGATAAGGGTCAAACTCGTCATCATCTTCTACTGTATGGTCTATTAATTCAAATGAATTATCAAACTCTTCACCACACTCGTGGCACTTGTGATATTCGGGGTCAATCGGCTCTATCACTCAAGCCCAGCCTTCTCTCTTATATAACCTACTCCAAATTTAACGTAGGCTGAGTTGACATCTTCTCCTTCTGGCAATTGCACAATAGTAACGGGGAGTTCCCTAGCCAATGAGCGTGCGAACTCTGTGCCTGGTTGGTCTCCATCGGCAAAGACAAATATTCTTTCAAAGTCCGCGAGTAAACGAGTGTAATGTTTCTTCCAACTATTAGCCCCAGGAACACCGACACAAGGGATACCGACACAAGCAGAGAGAGTAATAGTATCAAGTTCACCTTCGCACACTCCTATGTAATCGTTTGCTTTATCTATATCTAATACGTTATACATCTTGGTATCTGCACCAGTCATACCCATATACTTAGGTTCAACAGCAGGATTAAGAGAGCGAAAACGCAAATCGACAGCACCAGTCTTGGTAATATACGGTATGGATAGTCGTCCTTGGAATGCTTCGTGTCCAATTTCAGGCCTCGCGACTACGCCTAATTGCGCCAGACGTGCCACTTCCAACGGAATGCCTCTGCTTCTTAGGTAATCTTCCGCCAGATAAATGCTTTCCGCGTAGTTGACTGCCGCTCTGCCCAGTAATTCCTTCTGCGATGCGCTCTGCTTCACGTATGTTTACTCCTTCTTGTTGGCTTATGATTTGTAAACTGTTACCTTGCACTCCGCAGGCGAAACAGAAGAAAATATTATTGTCAAGATTCGCAGTTCCTGACTGGTGTGTATCGGAGTGGAATGGGCACTTGAGATTAACTTGCCCGTGAGTTTGTCGTAGACTTGCTCCGTAGTGCAAAAGGATTTCTCTAATGCTTGGTAGGTCATTCTCATTTCTTCTCACCATACCCCGCTTCCTTTAAAAGATTAACTACATCTTCTAGTCTTAAGACTACAACCCAATCCTTGACTTTCTCTTCACCTTGACCGTTAAGTCTTAAACAAACTAAACCAAGTATGCCAGTTTTAGCCCGTTCTTTCAGTTGTTTAATGGCACTTGAGGGGTTAAATCCAGTTCGTGCTTTTACTTCCCAGTCTATACCAACACACCCAGTTATGTCTGTGCCACTACGACCAGCACCAGTAGATTCTGCAAAAGGAAATCCATTAGTGGCTAGGTATTGTGCTACTACCTTTTGACTACGATAACCTCTATGTTTGCGGGACTGAGATGGCATTCTTATCTTTCTTTAAAACATTAATAGCCAAGTCTAAGCCCGTAACTAAACCATCTGACCATTCATCTTTTACTTCAATCTTTAAATTTTTTATTACTTCAATAACTTTATCTATTTCAGCCTTAGTTTCAAACATAATAAGTTGACGAATCTCTTGAGTCATATCGTCTTCTTCTTCTCTAAGCATAACTACTCCTTGAATAATTCAACTGGCACTCGCCAGCCTTCAATGTATGAATCATACCATTCGTCAGTCATATAGTCCTTAGGTGAGATGTGTCCATATAACTCAACTTCAGAATAATAATCAGTGTCTAATACCTTTGCTCCAAATATATAGTTATTAATATCTTTCTTCCAGAAAGGAATAGAGGTTTGGGTTCGTATAGACCTGACCTCATAGTTTGCACCTACATCAGCCAATGATTTACGCTGAGGGTGGAGGTTATTTGGATACCAAGGGACATTCCAAGACTGGTTATATTGTTTGGCTACTGCCCATTCACATACATTTGCTCTTACATTTGAGAGTAATTCGTGTTCTAGTTTTCCATCTACTTTACCTTGAGCATAATTAGGTTTATCTATAGAACCAAACTTTGCAAGCCATCGTTCTGTTGCAAGCATAGTGCATACTCTAACCTCATCTTTACTCAACGCTATTATCATACTGCCATCTTAGATGTCTAGCATCATAATCATATCCCATTTGTTTATACTCAGAAAAACTTTCTTTGTTTTTGTAAATTAACCAATTAAATTCATAGGAGAATAAAATAATAGAAAATCCTAAATCTGCTTCATCCCATTCATAAAAACCTATATAAAACATTTCTTTAAAAGAATCCCAAAAACTATAATTCTTAGCACGTCCTGCAAATTTAATCTTCATTACTTATCCACCATTCTCTGGTATGTCTGACATAAACATAAACTCAGGGTTAAATGATAGCCAACAATTTAGGTTAGCGTTAGCATCGGCACGCCCGTATCTATTTTTTACAGGGGCAACAGCCATAGAAGTGCCAACAACTCCAAGGGTACAAATAAGCGCAGGAAGTTGGGCGACTTTACCCTGAAGAGCCGAGCGAGGTTGACAAGGAGTACCAAGTACAGCCTCAGAAGTATGGTGCAAAATAATGATAGCAGCGTTAGTAGCACGAGCAAGGTATTTTAACTCCTTCATAATAGCCCTCATAGAAGCAAACTCTTCACCTCCATCAGTTGCAATATCCATAAGATTGTCTACAAAGATTGCTATAGGTGGGCAACCCCATAGTTCTTCAAAGGCTTGGACTTCTTCATCTATGTCTTGCAACGTAGGACTAGATTCAAATGACCAAACAATATGAGCACCCTTTGCTAATACGGCGCGAGTCCAACCTTGGTCAGTATTCATCAATTGTTCTACATCAGTTTGATTCTTACCTGAAATCATTGAGGCTAAACGCATAGCCATAGTGTGTGCATTAGTGTCAGCAGATATATATAAACTAGGCACCTTCATATTTAATGCTAAGGCTAGGGCAAGAGTTGACTTACCTACCCCAGGAGTTCCCGCGAGCATA